ACAAGAAACGGAGGTAGAAAGCTATGTCGTCGGAGGAATCAAACAAGATGTCAAAAAAGACACCTTCACAGGATTCAGACTCTGAAGAAGAGTATGTTCCTGGAGGAATTACTGACAATATCTTTTCCAAAGAAGCAAAAGAAGAAGAAATAGAATGGGATCTTGAGGAGATGAAGAGAGCATATAAAGATGCTGCTGAACAACAATGGGATAAGTATGCGGGAGGGTGACTTTCCAAATGAAGTTGAATTATTAGAACTAAATAAGAACATGACTGTAAGAATTGGAAAGTGGAAACCACCCCAAAGGCCTCAGTGGGTGAAGGAAGTTATGAAAACCCCTGGACATATCAGGGTGCAACTTTTACTTCTGACAATATTAACGACTTCTTCGGTTTTGTCTACTGTATTACAAATAACACAAACGGTAGACAATACATCGGGCGTAAGTATTTCTGGAAGTTTAGAACTCCGCGAGGTAAAAAGAGAAAAGTAAAATCAGAATCTGATTGGAAGAAATATTATGGGTCTTCTGAGGAACTTAAGGAAGAGATTGAGCAATTGGGTCGACAGAATTTTAGTCGATGTATCTTATCATTACATAAAACAGCTGGCAAAACAAACTTCGAGGAAACGAGACAACTGTTCGTCAATGGAGTCCTTACAGAACAACTTGACGATGGTACACCAAGATTCTATAATAGCAATATCCTCTCAAGATATTTCCGAAAAGATTACTATGGATCAGATAATGACTGAAGATATTGTGGCTCATGTGAGAGATTGGTCTATCGATAAAATTGAAGAAGCAGAAATGGTAGGAGATAAAATAGCATTGTATGCAGAGTTCGAAGAGTGGATTGAGATTGAAGATGAAGGAGATTTGGAGATCATTTCTTTGGACGGAGAAGTGGAGTAATTCCTAAATAATGTTAGTGAATAGAGATTTTTCAGGATGAAAAGAGATGTTAGTAGTACAGTGTCGCGATTGTCATAAAGAAATTACCAGCCACGATACACAAGCACGAAGCTGTGGTTGCCCTAATATGATGACTGTTAAAGGAGACTCAGTAACAGCAGTTGACTTAAACAGAGTGATTATGATACAATCAAACAAGAAACAATCTAAGCAACAGTCCCTTTTTTCACCTCAGGAGTTACAATTCCAAGAAGAAAGACGCAAGAGAAAAGTCCGTAAACTTGATTTTGAGGTTCGATAATCTCTATCCACTGTAGAATTCAATTTCAACTATGGATAATTACACCAACGATCATAAGGTTTATGATAATATGGTGAGAACCAAAAAGATTTATGAACAGACTGGTAAGACAGATGATGAAGTGTATCTGAAGGCATGTGAGTATTTAAGTACACATCAAAACCCTGAAGATATATACAATAAGGTTAGAGAACCTTTGATTATTGACATAAAGGATCCTCCACATGACTCCAATCGATAATGTTTATACTAAGGAAGAAGTAGATATGTTAGTTCGTGCAGCTGTTGCTGAAGCGCACGAGATGGATCAAAAATTAATGGCAAAGCATAATCGTAATGCTACTATAATAAGTATGATTTTGGGTATGATTTGTCTTGCATTGTTTCTTGATGGATTACTTAGGATTCTGGGTATTATTCCACCCTTTATGGATCTTGATGTAAATGTTATTGATGATGTAGTTGATAAGGTAGAGAGTGATATAATGCCGTTGGTAAATAAATATATACCTAAAATACCAGGAAGATGATTGATAATATTGTTACTGAAATTGGTTTTGTTTTATTAGGTGGTGCTGTGGCGGCAGTACCTCTTTACATATTAGGATTATTCTTGAGGAATGAAAATGACAATAACATATAATGATATTGAGATTAAAATTAATCTTACTGAGTTAGTGGCTGTTAGAGCATCTTTCATTGGTGAGGAGATGACCGAGGAAGAAGTTGATGAGTTAGCTACTGATCTTAAACACACTCTTACATGGGATACCCTGTATGGTATGATAGATAATGCTATCTTAGATTATTATGATAAGTTAGAAACTCATTATGGTGAGATTCAACCTGAACCTGGACGTGAGGAGTATTTAAATGAGATTGAAAAGAATAAGAAACAGTTTGAGATGGTAGATTTAGTATCACCGTCATGGACAATTCAAGTACCTAGGAGGAAAAAGAAGTAAGTGGACAATCTTTCCATTTTTTTATTTGCCATTGCAGGCATATCCACCCTTGTGGGTGCTTTTTATTTGATGGCTAGTGCAGCAAATTCGAAACCAGTCAGGGATTATAATGCGGGACGTTTAACAGGTGAATGGACTACTGAAGTAAAGAAACCAGTTCATCCGGAGATGGCTGATGTTAAACCTGGTACAGAATTGATGGGTGTTAATTTTCAACAAAAAACTAGTTGCGATTTAGAAGAGTATAAAGATCTTCAAGCAAGAATAGAAGCATTAAAGGCAGAGTTGGAAGAAGATGAGGATGAAGATGATGATGGAGATATCATTGTGAGAGTATGATATATAATGAGGTTCAAATCCATTAAATGAAAACGTTAACTATTAAAGAATTTGTGGCTGACTCTGAAGCGATTATTAAAAGAGTGGAAAAGGGAGAAAAGATTGCTGTTACGGATGGGGAGGTGAGTGCGGTATTAGTTCCTTCAACTGAATATCTTTACCGTGTTAATAATAATGACGCACCTTGACTTCTGTAAGGTTTTTTCTTATAATCTTCGAGTCAACCATTCAAAGCAATGACGCTTACAACAAAATTCAAGAAAGATCTACAAACTCTTAGGGGAGCCGCCAATGGTGAATTCTTCTTAGATGTAAAGAATCCTAAACTTTTAAAGAAAGTTCGTCGATTCTATCAGAATGAGGGAGTAGACTTCTCTGGTGATGCACTGGATGATTACGACATCCTTATGGATTGCATCCTCCAAGATCTACAATCTGTTGAAGCACAATGAATGTAATTTTAGAACGGTATCCATATCGTTATGTAGAATGTGGAACTCTAGAAAATGGATTTCCTGATTTTCGTATTCAAAAAGAAGATTACTATACAAAAAGATACAAAGATATGTATCTTTTAGATAATCAGATGCAATTGTTAACTGCAATTGAAGATTTTGAATATACTAAATGGTTAGATCCCGAAGGAGTTCCTTGTTATGTGGGCGATAAAGTCCAATATAAATAAATGTAACATCATAATGTAACCAATGGCACAGGAAACGATTAAATTTACTATCAAACAGGATGGTACGGTAACTGAAGAGGTTTTTGGTGTCTATGGTGATGCTTGTGAGAAGCTCACGGAGAGTATCGAAGAAAAACTTGGGGTTGTTCAGTTTAAAGAACCAACTGCTGATATGTATAGGAGTGTGGTTGAATGTGATCATGTTTCAGTCTCAAGTCAAGAACAACATTTCCCCGGACCATAATGTCACATTTTACTTGTATCAAAACTAAAATTAAAGAGCGACCGTATTTGATTGAAGCTCTTGAACTCATGGGATATGATATTCAAGAGAATCAACAGTTGGTTATTAATAATCCATCTCATGCAGAGGAGCATCCAGAGTTTCATGCAGAGGTTGCTATTAGAAATGATATAGGATTTCGTTTGAATAAAAATACAGGTAACTATGAGTTAGTGGCTGAACTGGATACGTGGGATTTAGATGTTCCCGTCGAAAGGTTTATTGAAAAAGTAACCCAACAGTATGCACGGATGACTTTGTATGGGACTGTTAAGGAAGAAGGATGGGAGGTTGCAGAAGAGTGGCTAATGGATGATAACAGTCTTGAATTAACCGTTACGAGATGGGTTTAATAAATAACACAGGAGTTTAGTTTAAAATCATGGCATTTAAAGGTACAGCTGGAAAATCTTCAAGTGGAGCATCCATGTCAAAATATGATGTGGAAGTGGAAGCAAGACTACAGAAATTAGAAAAAGCAGTAGCAGCATTAGAATCACACTCACATGCTGCACCAGCAGTTGGTGGTGGCGATACAGGACTAGTGGGTCAGAGACTTGATAAACTAGTTGCAGTTCTTAATGGTTGTGAAGTAGTCACAAATGCTTGTGCTAAGGGAGCTGATGGTGAGAGAAGGCTAGAAATCTAGTTATAAATACATCAGACGATACAAATTAAATGAACGAGAAGGTTAAGTTAGGTATTGCTGGTGCAGTGGGAATAGTCGGTGGAGGATTAATTTCCTTCTTCGGCGGAACTCCTGGACAGAACAATACGGATAACTCAGGATTAAGTTGTGCTAGTGGAGCACCAGTTCAATGTTGCACTACAGGTTTTAATTGTTCAAACACACCTGATGGTGTGGTATGTGAGAGATGTGAAGGATGGACTGATCTTGGAAAGAAAGATCCAACTGTAGAATGCTGGAAGATCGCAGCACCTAACTAATAAATTGAGAGGAGGTTGACTACAATCTCCTTTTTTTGTATAATACATAGTATACTTATAATCTGATTATGCGTGAGTATAAAAAAACTGCATTGGTTCTTGGTGCAGGTGGCTTTATAGGAAGTCATATGGTAAAACGACTTCGTTCCGAGGGGTATTGGGTGCGAGGTGTTGATTTAAAGTACCCTGAATTTTCTCCTACTGAAGCTAATGAGTTTGTGTTGGGAGATTTAAGAGATGTAAATATAGTTCGTAGAGTAATTAAATTTACTGGGTATCTGGGTAATTATTATAAGCAGATAGCGGATAAATTTGCTGAACCTTTCGATGAAATCTATCAGTTTGCTGCTGATATGGGAGGTGCTGGATTTGTATTTACTGGAGAGAATGATGCAGAGATTATGCATAATTCTTGTTCAATTAATTTGAATGTACTTGAAGAACAGCGTAAATTAAATGAAAATAAGGATATAAATGAAACAGTAATATTTTATTCTGGATCAGCATGTATGTACCCAGAACACAATCAATTAGATCCTGACAATCCTGATTGCCGTGAAGATTCCGCATACCCAGCTGCACCAGATTCCGAATATGGATGGGAGAAACTTTTTTCAGAGAGACTGTACTTGGCTTACCATCGTAATCATGGTATGCCTGTTAGGGTTGCCCGTTATCACAATATCTTCGGCCCAGAAGGAACCTGGGAGGGAGGTAGAGAGAAAGCTCCAGCAGCAATATGCAGAAAGGTTGCTTACCTACCCTCCAAAGGTGGAGAAATAGAAGTATGGGGTGATGGAGAACAGACTCGTTCTTTCTTATATGTTGATGAGTGTATTGAAGCAACCAGAAGATTAGTTGATTCTGAATTTACAGGACCTGTTAACATTGGTTCTGAGGAAATGGTTACTATTAATCAATTAGTAGAGACTGCTGCAAAGGTTGCTAAGAAGCAAGTAGAAAAGAATCATATTGATGGGCCATTAGGTGTTCGTGGACGTAATTCAAATAATGATCTTATTCGTGAGAAACTTGGTTGGGATTACTCTCAAACTCTTGAAGAAGGTATTCGTAAAACTTATAAATGGATTTTGGGACAAATTAAAAGCAAATGAAAGTAACTATTCTTGGATCTAGTGGGCAGATTGGTGCCTATTTAACAGCGTATCTTCGTGAGAAAGATCATGAAGTTACTGAATTTGATATTGTTAATGGGGAAGATCAAGATCTAACTCAAATTCCTAATAAGAATCTCATGCGGGCTATTCGCATGGCTGATTTTGTATTTGTCCTTGCATTTGATGTTGGAGGATCAAGGTATCTGAAAAAGTATCAGCATACATTTGATTTTGTTAATAACAATACTCGCATTCTTGCAAATGTGTTTAATCTTTTAGGGGAGTATAAGAAACCCTTTATCTTTGCTTCATCTCAAATGAGTAACATGAGTTACTCTCCGTATGGTGTATTGAAGAGAGTGGGTGAACTTTATACTCAAACTCTTAAGGGATTGACTGTTAAGTTTTGGAATGTGTATGGTATTGAGAAGGACATGGAGAAAGCCCATGTTATTACTGACTTCATACGTAAAGGATTTGAAGAAGGTGATTTTGAGATGTTAACTGATGGAACTGAGGAGCGGCAATTCTTATATGCAGAGGATTGTTGTGAAGCACTGGAAACAATCATGGAATGTTATTCAGACTTTAAACCAACCGATCCATTACATGTTACTAATTTTCATGCAAGTTCTATTAGGGAAGTTGCTGATGAGATTCAAGGGCAGTTTCATTTAATTGGAAAATATATTACTATTAAAGCTGGACTTGCTAAGGATAGTGTTCAAATGGATAAAAGAAATGAGGCAGACACTCATATTTTAGGTTGGTGGCAACCTAAAACTACTCTAGATAAAGGTATTGCAAAAGTATTCACGGAGATGAAAAAAGACTATGACTAACCTAACTCCTCTCAGAAATTTCATTAATCAACCTCATTGTGATTTAGGATCCAATGCTTGGGTGTTGGCTGATTTAGTAAGATCAATGAAGAATGCAAGATTTATAGATCTTGGTGTTCGATTGGGTGCATCATCTGCTCTCATGTCAATTGAAGCAGATGAAAGAAACAATAAAGTTCATGGTTGTGATTTGAACTTTGATGGTTTCGAAAAAAATGGAGCGCGATTTGTTAATAAAGATTATATGTGTTACCTGGCTGACAGTGTAACTCTAGGTAAAAATTGGGATGAAGATCCTTTTGATATTATTTTTGTTGATACCATTCATACTAGGGAGCAGGTTTTAGCTGAACTTTATTATTGGGTAGATCATTTGAAAGAAGGGGGTTATCTCGTTTTCCATGATTCTCATTGGACTGGACCGGGAGATACCATTGGTGGAATGCAGCATGAACGGGTTGATGTTGCCATTACAGATTTTTTCAATCTACCAACTAGTGTTCGTGAAATGAATGTATATGAAGATGAGGATATTGTTCTTGAGCATCATCAACCAAGTTTTGGTATGACATTTGTTAAAGTAAAATCTCTTGATGCTATTAAGAGATTCAAAGAAGGTGTTGATTGGGATCAGGTATTTGAGAGACGTAATTGGTTAGCAGATCTTCACTTTAATGAGAGTAGGCCTGATCGTGCTAGTCGTGAGTGGGGAATAGATTTAAATGCAATTGAATATGAATTGGGAATTACTCGATGACATTTGAAGTATCTCATTGGAGTGGTAGACTTGGTAACAATATTCAACAGGTTGCCAATTGTATTATGGCTGCTGAGAAATATAAATCTACTTTTATTCAGAGATTAGATCATGATATTATTCCAGAATTTAAAGTAGATTTTAATACTTTATCAGAAGTATCTCAATGGTGTGGGAAAGGAAGATATTATTGTTGGGAACCTCTTATTCATTGTGAGAAGGGAATCCATGAGGGTGGTAATGAGACGGGTGTAGATAGAGATTATATCTATGAAAATATGAGGAGGATATGTAAAGATCATATTGCTCCTCATTTAAATCTTCCACGGAAAGAAGAACTGGATGATGATACGATTGTAATGCATCTAAGAAGTGGTGATAATTATCATAGATTATTTGATCCACCTACTAACTATGTTCCTAATCCATTAATTTTTTATTTAAATCTTATTGAAAGTTTTGATAAGTGTATTCTAATTACAGAACCAGATAGGGAAAATCCTATAGTACATGAGTTGGAGAAGATTGATAAGGTTACTATTCAATCCTCAACGGTGGCAGATGATTTTGCTACTCTTATGAGTGCTAAGAATGTGGCTCTTTCTGGTGTAGGAACATTTGCAATGGCGGCCGCTTTATGTTCTAGTTATATTAAAAATTTATTTACAACAGATCTATTGTTGACTGAACACTTAAACTATACTATGATGTATAACACAGATGTAGAAGTACATGTTATGGAATTAGGAGAAGAATATATCCCAGTTATTCCATGTAGTTGGGCTAATACAGAAGAGCAGAGAAAATTTATCATAGATTATAGATGAAAATATTTGTTACTGGATGTGCTGGATTATTGGGTGCACATTATACGCGACATTTACTTCAAAATGGACATGAAGTAATTGGTATTGATGATCTCTCTGGTGGGTATAAAGCTTTTGTACCCAAAGGGGAGAGGTTTTCTTTTGTAAAATTAAATTTAGAAAGAAGAAAAAAGATTGTAGAACTCTTTGATGAACATAAACCAGAAGTCTTAGTTCATTTTGCTGCTTATGCTGCAGAAGGATTATCTCCTTTTATTCGGAATTATAATTACAGAAATAATCTTATCTGTTCTGCTAATTTAATTAATGAATGTATTAAACATAATACTAAGGTTATTTTTACTTCCAGTATGGCTGTCTATGGAGAGCAGGAACCTCCATTTACAGAAGAGAAAAAACCTCAACCCGTAGATCCCTATGGTATTGCTAAGTATGCTGTTGAATCTGATCTTAAATTAGCTCATGATCAGTTTGGATTACGTTATAATATTGTTCGTCCTCATAATGTTCTTGGAATATATCAAAATATTTGGGACAAATATAGAAATGTAATTGGTATTTTTATTCGTAAGACTCTTGATGGATTACCTATTCTTATCTATGGGGATGGAGAACAGACAAGAGCATTTTCTGATATTAAATATTACATGGAACCATTTGATCGTCTTTTAAATGAGGAATTCGATGGTGAAATATTTAATATTGGTGCTGATAAATATTTTACACTTAATGAAGTTGCAGAAACAGTTCAACGCATTGGTATAAAGTATGGGTATGAAGTTCCTATTGAACATGGAGAACCAAGGCATGAAGTAAAGCATGCTTATTGTGATCACACTAAAGCAAAAACTATGTTAGACTTTAGGGATGGAACAAATCTTACGGAACTAGTTGAGAGTATGTTTGTGTGGGCAATGAATCAACCTAAGAGGAAAGTTAAGGAAATGGAATACGAAATCACTGAAGGCATTTACGATTATTGGAAATGAGTATTACCGAAGAAGTCTTACTGGAAATGAGTTCCAGAGATAACACAGATCCTAATTACTGGACACGTTATTTTAAAAATGATCATGGTAAATTGAGGCATAATTTTCCTGGATCTGAAAATATAGAGAAAAATTATTCTCAATCAATGCAAGATATGTTTGTGTTGAGTGTATTGAATGGTAAAAAGAATGGAGTTTATCTGGAGATAGGAGCTGATCTTCCTCGAATAGTTAATAATACATATTTGTTGGAGACAGAGTTTGATTGGATGGGAGTATCTTTCGAATGGGAAGGTGATAAAGTTGCATACTTTAATACCGTTAGAAGAAATCAATGTCTATGTGAAGATGCGACAAAATTTGATTATGACTTTCTTTTTCAACAAAGGAATTATCCAAAACAGATTGATTATCTTCAACTAGATATTGATCCTGCAGATCAGACTTTAAAAGCTTTAAAGCAATTGCCATTAGATGATTATCGGTTCTCTGTTATTACATATGAGACAGATTTATATCGTTATGGTGGTGATATACAAGATGAACAGATAGATATTTTGAAATCTTATGGATATGATTTAGTAGTAAGGAATGTAGCTAATGAACAGAATCCTTATGAGGATTGGTGGGTTGATCCAAATGTTGTTGATATGGATATAGTTGAGAAGTTTAGACAACCTAGTAGATTATCAAAAGAATCTCCACTTTGTATTTTTAGGAGTTAAGAATGTTATTAAGTTATCCAGGATTGGTAAGACAATTTAATTGTAATGTGAGTGGAGTCATTCATGTGGGTGGACATATTGGAGAGGAATTGGAAGTATATAAAGATCAAGGGGTAAGAAATCTCCTTATGTTTGAACCCCAAAAACATTGTTTTGATCAGATTGTAGAAAGATCTAAACAAATGGGGATGACTGATATAAAATTAGTTAATAAAGCATTAGGAAGTGTGGTTGAAGAAAAGGAAATTGTTTCTGATCCTACAGGCCTTACAGGATCTTTATTGAAAGGTAAAGAGGTTTATAATTTTCCTGATCTAGATGAATCTAAATGGACACATCGTGAGATGGTACAAGTCTCAAAACTTGATGATGAAATTCCAGAAGATCATAATTATAATTTTTTAAATATGGACACTCAAGGGTATGAACTTGAAGTATTGAAAGGTGGGACTAGAGTAATGGAGAAAATAGATTATGTTTATACAGAAGTTAATAAGGTAGAAGTCTATGAAAATAATGCTATGGTTGAAGAACTTGATGAATTTTTAAACGGATATAATATGAAGAGAGTTAATGAATGGTGGCATGTTCATGGTTGGGGTGATGCTTTTTATATTAAGACAGATTTGATATGAAGGTATTTGATTCTTTTAGATTCTTTAATGAATTAGATCTTTTAGAGATAAGATTTAATTTACTTTATGATGTAGTAGATCATTTCGTTATTACGGAATGTCCATATACTATTATGGGTGATGAGAAACCTTTATATTATTTGGAAAATAAAGATAGGTTTGCCAAGTTTAATGATAAAGTTATCCATGATATCATGGAAGATATTCCCGATGATTTTTCAGACTATATTCAGAAGAGAAAGTACCACACTCCTTATGGGGCTATTGATCGTAATTGTGGCCAACGTTATATTGATATCCCTATTAGGTATCAAAGAGATATGTATGCTAGAAACTATACTGCATACTCTTTAGAAAAGGCAGGTGTATCTAATGGAGATATTGTTATTACAAGTGATGCTGATGAAATTATTAATCCTTTAATCTTAGAGTCACTTGATTGGTTTGATCCATTTAATCATTACGTTGCCCTTCAAAGGACTTTTTATTATCAATTAAATACTCTTTATCAAGAAGACTGGATGGGATCTAGAATATGTACCTGGGATAAGTTGAGGAATTTATCGGTTGATCAGTTACGTCAGAGTCATCCTGATTCCTATAGATTAGAACAGGGTGGATGGCATTGGAGTTATTTTGGTAATGTGGATACTGTTAAACAGAAACTAACAGCTTGTGCTGATAGTCATCATGGTGTAGATAATTTAGAAGAGAAAGTTGAGAAGGGAATGGATCCGGTAGGACGGGGATTAAGTTATCCTGCAGTCCCTCTTGACGATTCTTTCCCTGCTTATATTATAGAGAATCAAGAAAAATATTCTGCATTTATCAAACCATGGAATTGATTGAAGGTGTAGCACTTTCCAACCTTTGCGATTATTCTTTTGGAGATCAGTCAGGCCAGTGGAGTAGCATTTATACTTCTTTTATGAAACCTGCTAATCTTCTTAATACCGAATTTGTTAGTAAGGTATTTGAAGTGCAGAAAAGTCGTGATTATATGACTTTGTTTATTGATAATATAAGATTATATAAAAGAGATATTAAATCTGTAAGTGATAGGGATCGTCCTTATGTTGAACAGTTGATGGATGAAAGTGATTTGCTTTCCTTATGTTCTAATTTTCCGCATATGAAGTTTATTATCTTCACTAATTTGGAAGATACTCCTACAGATGAATATATCTTTGATGCAATCCCTGAGAATGTTATTAGAATTGTTGCTGTCAATGCGGTTGCTAATGGTGGAAAAGTGATACCAGCACCCTATGGTGTGCAACGTAGGATGCAATCAAATGATTATAGAATAGAACATCTGCAGAAGGCAATGTTGAGTTCTATTCCTCTTTTGGATTCTAAACTCTTGTATATAAGTCATCAAGAGTCATCTGAGAGAGCAGGGATTAAGGATATGTTTGCGGATCAGGAATGGGCTACTGTTAATTATGATAGAGTAGATTATTCTACATTCTTATATAATATTTGTCAGCATAAGTTTATGATATGTCCTATAGGTAATGCTGTTGACTGTCATAGGAACTGGGAAGTTCTTTATTTGCGTCGAGTACCTGTAATGGAAACGCATCCATATCTTATTGACTTATTCGATGATTATCCTGTATTATGGGTGAGTGGGTATGAAGATATTACAGAAGACTTATTAAGATTGAATAATCATTTGTTTGAAGAAGTTCAAAAAATGGATCTAAATCAATTATCACTACCACATTTCTTTGAAAAATGGACAAAAAATTAGTTATATCAAATCATAATTCTGATCTTGAATGGTTGAGTATGACATATGAATATGGATTCTCACCAGAGAATACCATCATTTATGATCGGAGTGATGAAGTAAAAGATTGGAGTCATTTAGGAGAGAGTATTCGTTCTCCTAATGTTGGAGAGAATATCTATGATATAATGAGATTTATTGTAGAACATTATTATGATCTCCCTGATGTAAGTATCTTTGTTAAGGGTAATCTGTTTCAACGTCCTGAAGAGAAGGGTGGAGAGAATTATTACACTACTAAAGAAAGATTTCGTCGTGCTTTGCAAGCAGAATATTTTTTACCTATAGAACGGTTTCATGATTCTACTTCTTTTGTAGTTAATGGGGGTGGATTTATTCAACCCACTTGGGAGGCTGTATCTAATAGGGAAATATATACGAGACATTTTTCAACCTTTCCAGAGATGTTGGATAAGTTATTTGTTAATGCTCCGCGTTTTCCTTATAATAGATTTGCACCAGGTGGGAATTATGTTGTACCTAAAGCTAATATACTGAAATTTACTAAATTTTTCTATGAGAAGTTGCAGCATTATTGTTCTTATGAACCCCCTGACGAATTTCAAAGTACTTCGGGTGAATCTTATTTACTAGAAAGGGGTTTATATATGTTCTGGACTGAAGATCTAGTGGAAAAGAGAATACCAGGAGTATGGTGACTATGAAGATTGGATTTAATTGTAGTTCTTTTGACTTATTCCATGCAGGGCATGTCACTATGCTTAAGATGGAAAAAGAATTATGTGATTATTTGAAGGTTGCTCTTCAAGTAGATCCTACTATTGATCGTCCTGGAGTTAAAAATAAACCTACCCAATCTGTCTATGAAAGGTATGTTCAATTGCAGGGGTGTAAGTATGTGGATGAGATTCTAGTGTATGAGACAGAAGCAGACTTACTTAATATGATTCAGACACAAACAATTGATGTGAGATTCTTGAGTGAGGAATATAAGGATAGGGATTTTACGGGTAAACAATATTGTATTGATAATGGAATTGAATTATACTTTCATTTAAGGAGACATCAATATTCTTCTACAGAATTAAGAAATAGGGTTTATCAATTGGAGAAGGAGAAGAGATCTGAGAATGTAAAAGAAAGTGTAGAACAATATTCTCCTAAATTATTAGACAAGTACTTGGATCAATGACGGTATTAGTTACAGGAGGAGCTGGATTTATTGGTAGTAATTTACTTCACAGTTTAGTGGAGTTGGGTGATGATATTGTTTGTGTAGATAGTCTTACTTATGCAGGGGATAGGAAAAATATTCCTTCATCTGTTACTTTATATGTGACTGATATTTCTGATACTCATAACTGTGAGTTTATATTTAAAAAGCATAAACCCTCTATTGTATTTCATTTAGCGGCAGAGAGTCATGTAGATAATTCAATTAAAGATTGTTCTAAATTTATTCAAACCAATATTGTTGGGACGGTAAATTTATTGAATCTCTCGATGAAATATGAGGTGGATAAGTTCATTCATGTTTCTACTGATGAGGTATATGGATCTATAGATCAAGGATCATTTACTGAGGATTCATTGTATGATCCGAGGAATCCATATTCAGCCTCTAAAGCATCTAGTGATCACTTTGTAAAAGCATATCATAATACATATGGTTTACCTGTAGTCATTACTAATTGCTCTAATAATTATGGACCTAGACAGAATAAAGAAAAATTAATTCCTCAAACAATTCTAAATTTGATGAATGGAAAGACGGTTCCTGTGTATGGTGAAGGGAAACAAATTAGAGATTGGTTGTATGTACAAGATCATTGTGAAGCATTGATACGAGTGATGAAAGATGGTAAAGTTGGTGAGAAATATAATATTGGAGGAAGACAGGAGATTGCAAATATTGATTTAGTGAAAAAAATTATTTCTATTATGGGGAAAAGTGTATCTATGATAGAATTTGTTGAAGATCGTCCAGGTCATGATTATAGATATTCAACAGACATCACTAAGATTCAAAATAATCTATCGTGGTGGCCTAGATTTACTTTAGAAGAGTCTCTTATTAAAACTATTGAGTGGTATGCATACTGAATTTGAACCATGTAAAGGATGTATTCCTACATATGATTTCCATCCACCAGATACTGGTAATGGAGATTATATAAAAGAGGTGATGGTCAGAGAAGGGAAAGTATTTGTGGATGAAAGAGGGTTCTTTATGGAATCCTATAATAGAAAAAGGTTTGCGAATGAAGTTGCACCTTATACATTTGTTCAGGATAATCATTCAAAGTCTTCTAAAGGAGTTTTAAGAGGACTTCATTATCAAGTAGAACATCCTCAAGGAAAATTGATAAGGTGTACTCAAGGTTTGGTTTATGATATAATGGTAGATCTTAGGAAGTCTTCTTCTACTTTTGGGAAGTGGTTTGGTATTCATTTAGATAAACCTAACTTTCAAATTTGGGTTCCTCCTGGACTAGCTCATGGGTTTTATACTTTAAGTAATACTGCAGAGTTAGAATACAAAACGACTGATTATTATTATCCTGAACATGAAAGAACTTTGTTATGGAATGATCCTCAACTGAATATAGATTGGGAGTTGGTAGGAAATCCTATACTTTCTTCTAAAGATAAGGAAGGAAAATTATTTGAAGAGTGTGAAAAGTATGAGTAAAATTTCTGTTTATGGTTCTACTGGATTTGTTGGTGGGACTTTTTGTGATTTATTTCCTGAGGATATAATTAAAATTCCACGGGAACAAAGAGAACCAGCATCTAATAATATTCTTTATCTGATTAGTACAACAACTAATCATAATATGCTGACGGATCTTACTTTAGATGTGGATGTAAATCTTCGTGTTCTCTTAGAGACTTTAGAGTATTGTAGGGATAAGAATATTACTTTTAACTATGTAAGTACTGGGTTTGTTTATGGTGCAGATATAATTGAGGCTAAAGAAACAGATTTCTGTAATCCTATAGGATTTTATTCTATTACAAAGAGAACAGCAGAACAATTGGTAATTTCTTTTTGTGAAGTAAATGATGTTAATTATCGTATCATGAGATTTGGAAATGTCTATGGACATGATAAGACAGTTTCTTCTCAAAAGAATGTGTTGGGATTTTTAATAGGGTTAATGCGTCGAAATGAAGATTTGTCTTTATATAATAATGGGGATGATCTGAGAGATTATATGCATGTCATTGATATCTGTCGCGCATTAAAATTGGTAATAGATAGGGGTGATTTAAATACGATATATAATATTGCTACAGGTAATCCTTTACCCTTTAGAGAAGTCTTAGAAATGGTAAAGGATAATTTAGATAGCCGAAGTAAATTTACTTCTATAGATACTCCAAGATTTAATCAGTTAACAATCCCAAAGAATTTTTCTTTGAATGTAGATAAATTAAAGTCCCTTGGATTTGAACCTGCAATTAGTTTAGAGGAGGGGTTGAAAATAATATGCCAATGATGTATAATAAATTGCTTGCATTGAATTATGTATCAACTGATTGATAATTTTATTGAATCCGCAAAGGAAATAGATGATGACATCTTTCCATTTATTGCGAATAAAAAAGATTTTGAGCCTGGTAGGGATAGTGTTTATTATTCAGGGCCATATTGGGATGAATCAGAAGCAAGAGAGTTAATTCATTCGGTATTAAAAGGTAAGTGGTTATCTTCTGGTGAGAAGGTTAATAAGTTTGAGCATGAATTTTCTAAGATGTTTAATTTTAAACATTCGGTGATGGTTAATTCAGGTTCATCTGCTAATCTGGTGATGATTGCTGCTCTTAAAAAATATTTTGGGTGGCATGATGGGGATGAGATTATCGTATGTGCCTGTGGGTTTGCTACTACAATTGCACCTATTGTTCAGTGTGGATTAAAACCAGTCTTTGTTGATATTAATTTTACTGATCTTAATTGGGACTTAGATCAAGTCAGAAAGAAGATTACTCCTAGGACTAGAGCATTATTTTCTTCTCCTGTCTTAGGTAATCCTTATGACTTTGATAAATTTTTAGAAATTGTTAGAGATCATGGGGTAGAATACATTGCAGATAATTGTGATTCTCTAGGTAGTAAGTGGCGAGATGAATTTTTAACTAAGAATGCTGTGGCAGCATCTTGTTCTTTCTATCCTGCTCATCATATCTGTACTATTGAAGGAGGAATGGTTTCTTCTAATAATAAAGCCATTATTGATCTTGCTAGAAGTTTTGCTTGGTGGGGACGGGGATGTTATTGTGTAGGACAACAAAATCTTCTTTCTAATGGGGTATGTGGAAGGCGTTTTGATAAGTGGTTAGAGAAGTATGATGATATTGTAGATCATAAGTATGTTTTTGGGCAGATGGGATATAATTTAAAACCCCTGGATCTTCAAGGTGCAGTTGGATCTGTTCAATTGCTTAAGTTTGAGAAGATTCACAGAGTCCGTCGGAGAAATAAGTTCTTTATAGGAAGAGTCTTAGAGAAGATTCCTGGAGTGACAGTGATTAAAGAAAACTCTGTTGCCGAAACTTCTTGGTTTGGTATTCCTATTCTTTGTAGTGATAAGAAATTGAAGAGAGATCTCGTTACTTATTTGGAAAAGAATAAGATTCAAACACGTAATTATTTTGCAGGTAATATTCTACTTCATCCAGGTTACTGTCATCTAGATGATGCAAGTGCATATCCTAATGCCAATCAAGTTTTAGATAGAGTATTCTTTCTTGGATGTTCTCCCGCTATTACTAATCATATGATTGGTTATATGAAAACAACTATTGAGAAGTATGTTAGCAACTGAATTTCTTCACGGACAAGGATTGGGAAATCAATTATTTGTTTATGTTACTACTAGAATGCTTGCTCGTAAATTGGGGTATGAGTTTGGTATTACTGGACTAAAAGATGCTGGTGATTCGAGAGTGAATCAAAAGGGATTCTATTTTATGGATCTTGATTATGGTAAAGAGGTTCCAGAGGGACTTACTAGATACGATGAATATAGACATGGAGCTCATACTGATCCACAGTTAAGAACTGATATCCGTTTAACAGATCAAAATCTTTTATCTATTCCAGATAACCATATAATTTATGGTAGTCTCCAGTCAGAAGATTATTTCTGTGATCGATTAGATCTTATTAAAGAATGGTTGAAGGTAAAAGAAGAGTATGAACATACGGATACAAATGGAAAAAACATTTGTGTTATAAATTTTCGAGGAGGAGATATTGTAGGAAATGCTGGAGCATATGTTCCCAGATCATATTGGGATAAAGCAATAGAAAGAATGAAAGAATACAATCCTCACATGGAGTTTTGTATTGTGACAGATGATGTTGCAACGGCTAATCAGATGCTTCCTGAGTATCCTGCATATCATCATAGTATTGCATGGGATTATGTAGCAATTAAAAATGCACGTAATGTTATTTGCACTACCTCTACTTTCTCTTGTTTTCCTTTATGGACAAGTGAGACTTTAGAGTATTGTATTGCACCTAAGTATTGGTTTCATCATAATCTTTCTCATGGATGGTGGAGTCTGGGATGCAGCATATATAGTTATCCTACTTACTATATGGATAGATCGGGAAAGCTCTTTACACCCGACGAATGTAGAGTAGAATGGGAAGAGTATAAAAAGACTTCGAATATCTATGAAGGGGATTTATGATTGACTTACCAAATGTAACATTGTTTTGTATCTCCTCTGATAATGTTCAGGGAGCATTGTTTGCTTTACAGACAAGCATGCGAGGGATTGAGTATGGTGAAATAAAACTCATTACCCATGAAGATCCTGGTGATTTACCGTCAGGGATTGAATTTTCTCAATGTCCTGAGATTAAATCCATTCATGAATATAATTATTATTGCATTTATAATCTTACCAATCATATCGACACGGAGTATTGTCTTCTAGTTCAACCAGATGGATTTGTTATTAATCCTCAGAAGTGGGAGGATGATTGGTTTAATTATGATTATATTGGAGCTCCTTGGTATGAAGCACCGGATGCATATATTGATCCTTGGGGTAAGCAACATAGAGTAGGTAATGGTGGATTCTCTTTCCGCAGTAAAAAACTTTTAGATGTACCGAAGAGAGCACATATTCAATTTGATGTGAATTGGGGTGACTTCTATAAGCATATGGATGTAGGATCAACCTCGGAGGATGGTAATATATGTGTTCATAATCGTCATATATATGAAGCATTGGGATGTAAATTTGCACCCATAGAAGTGGCGGCTAGGTTCTCTCATGAGAAATCTATACCAGAAACTCAAGGAATTACTCCTTTTGGATTTCATTTCCATTTACCAGCAGGAACCCAACTATGAATATAAAGTTACCCTCATTAAAACAACTAAACGAATTTAGTATAGAGGGGTTAAGGGAATTTGCTACGGAAAAGATAGATGAGGCTCAAATCGCTGACATGCTTGACAATCCACCAGGGATTGTCCCTTATAAACTTTACGCTTATTTGTCTACAACGTTTGATGATGGTATAATATTAGATCTAGGAACCAATAAGGGATGTTCTGCTCTGGCAGCATCTTTTAATCCTAAGAATCATGTTTTAAGTTATGATATAAATGACTTTGGCCAAAAAGGTGTTAAGAAGGATAATATTACTTTTAAAATAATGGATTGGCAAAGTGATGAGGAACTTGATTATGAGAAGATTAAAATGATTATTATTGATACTGCTCATTCTGGCAGTCAAGAGAATGCATTTATGCAATGGTTAACCTCAAAAGGTTGGTGTGGTATTCTTTTATTAGATGATATCTATCTTAATCATGGTATGGTAGGTATGTGGGAGAGTATTGGTGCTCCCAAAAGGGATGTGACTAGATTGGGTCATCATCGTCCTTGTGGAACAGGTATTGTGGAGTTTGGTAAATGATTGGACACAACCATTTAGGAAAGAATGGACGCTTTGGAAATCAGATGTTCCAATATGCAGCTACTAAAGGAATTGCTGCATGGAATGGGTATGATTGGTGCATTCCTCCTGGCCCTAAGACAGATGAAGAGTTTAATGATGAAGAGAATCAGCATAAACTTTTCATGGCATTTAAAGTGCCTAGTGTAAAGGAAGTTAATATGTTTCCTGCTCCTTATAAACAGGAAGGAAGTTTTAGATTCGATCCAGATTTATTTGCTAATTGTCCTGATAATGTAAACCTTTATGGTTACTTTCAATCAGAAAAATATTTTCAACATATAGAAGAAGATCTTCGTAAAGACTTTGAATGGAGAGATGATGTAAAGAAACTATGTCAGGAAATGATTGATAGTCTGGGATGTGATAAAGTTATTTCTCTCCACATTCGTCGGACAGATCACCTAACTAAACCAACATACCATCCAGTTCTTCCTTTAAGTTACTATGAAGAAGCACTCTCCCGATTCCCCACAGTACATGATAGTTGCGATGTTCCAGTCCTTGTTTTTTCTGATGATCCTCAGTGGTGTAATGAACAAGAATTTTTCTCAGGAGATAGATTTTTAATCTCTGAAAGTGGTGATAATATTACTGATATGTGTTTGATGAGTATGTGCTCTCATCAGATTATGGCTAATTCTACCTTCTCTTGGTGGGGAGCCTGGTTGTCTAATTCTGAACATGTCATTGGACCTAAACTATGGTTTGGACCTGATGGAGAGGATCCTACAGACATCTATGTAGATAGATGGGAGTATCTGGATGTCTGAGATTTCAATATGTATTCCCACCTATGAATTTAAGGGTGCGGGAGTGAGATTTCTTGCTGAATTGTTTTCATCATTGGAGAAACAAACCTTTCAGGATTTTGATATTGTCATCTCAGATCATAGTCGGAATGATGAGATTAAAAATTACTGTCAAAGTACTGACTTTGATATTTTATATGTAAGTAATCCAAATGGCAGAGGGTATCAATCAACTAATACTAATTGTGCTTTAGAGCATGCAGAAGGTAGAATTTTAAAACTCATTTATCAAGATGATTTGTTTGTGGATGAGCAGGCATTAGAGAAGATTAAAAATAGATTTGATTTAGGATGCAAATGGTTATTTCATGGATTTACTCATACTACTGACGGAGTAGAAACACATAGAGATTGTGTTCCTAGGTGGTGTGATCTGATGTTAGAGGGGAGAAATCTTTTAGGGAGTCCTTCATGCATAGCATTTTTAAATGAATCCAAAATGTATATGGATGAGAATATTAAGCTCTTGATAGATACGGAATTGTATCATAGAATGAGAATGAAACATGGGATGCCAGAAATTATTTCTGATATTCTGATTGCTAATAGAGAACATGATGATCGAGTTAGTGCAGGTGGAGTTGTATATGATATACAATTTGAACATCCTGAAGGGAATTGGTTGATGAATAGGGGTGAACTTGCATACATATCAGAAAAACATTCGCAGTTTATGAAAGAGAGGAGGTATCCTGATGACTAATAGTGGAAGATTAATTCCAGGAGATAAGAGCGCTGGTGCTGTAAAAAATCATGGATCCTATATTAGGGATGAGAAGTGGAATCAAGTTTATAAGAATCCTTTTGATTTTGAATATAGAGCTAGAGTTAATCCCAGAGTTGATTTAACTCAAGCTACCTTTATTATTCCGGTAAGGATTGAATCGGAGGATAGATTAAGAAATGTAGTAACTGCTATTTCTTTTCTTATAGAAAATTTTAATACTAATATTTTTGTTAAAGAAGTAGATACTGTTTCTCATTTTCAAAATAGGGCTCTTCCTAAGATTGGTAAACTATTAGGAATTAAGTTAGATGTTCCTGGGACAAAAGGACTTCCTAGATTTAGATTTGCATTTGAACATAGTGATGATCCTTTATTTCATAGACAAAAAATTCTCAATGAGATGATTAGTACTCTGAATAGAGAAACTACAGTCACATCTAATGTCATAGTAAACTATGATGCGGATGTTGTTCTACCTTTAGAATCATATACTCTTTCTTATAAAGGTATTTTAGATGGAGTATTTGATGTAGTATATCCCTATGGACAAGGTGAGTATCAAAGAAAAGTAACTGTAAATAATGATCAATGTAGAAAATTTATATTTAAAAAAGACTATAGTATCCTTGATAATAATTCGGAAGTATCCACTTCAGATTTTGGGTGGGCTCAATTCTTTAGAAAGAAGACTTATATAGAAGGGGGAATGGAGAATGAAAACTTTAAAGCATATGCTCCGGAAGATAAAGAAAGATTTTATAGGTTTAATACTCTAGGATATAGAGTAGGAAGAATAGATAATGTTGTTTATCATTTAGAGCATGCACGGGGTGAAAATTCATGGTTTACAAATCCCCATATGGAGTCTAATATGGGTGAGTGGAATAAGATTCAACAAATGAATAAGGAACAACTGTTACAATATTATTCTGAGCAGCAGTATCTGGAGAAATATGTTAGCGACTAAGGAGGAATTCCTAAGTTCAAAAGAATGTGATTTTATTATTTCTTATTATAAGAAACAAAAGAAAACTATTCCATATTTTAAAACTAGATATATTCGTTTACAAGACATTCCCTTTTATCATTTTCGTATGAAGATGCTTTTAAAAAAATATATTAGAAATATAAAGAAAAACTTTCCTTTTTTAAAGTTAACCTATGGACAAATAGTACTGTGGGAAAATAATTCATCAAGAATTATGCATAAAGATACAGATATTCCTCTGTATAATTCTACTGGTACTGGAATTGTTGATTGGACTTCTGTTTGTTATCTTAATGACGATTTTAAGGGTGGAGAAACTTTAATAGAAGATAAGGCATTCAAACCTAAGAAAGGATCTTTATTAGTTTTTAATAGTAAACAACTTCTTCATGGTGTAAATAATATTTTTGGGAATAGATATACTTTTATTCTTTGGTGGGAGGAGATTAAAAATGCTTGCGTTTAATAACATTGGTAGTCTGGGAAGACTAGGAAATCAAATGTTTGAGTATGCTGCACTACGTGGTATTGCGGCTTATCGTGGATTTGATTGGTGTATTCCCCCAATTAATCAAAAGGGGATAGAAAATTACAGTCTTCATGAATGTTTTAAACTATCACCTGATGTCAGGTATAGTATTCTTCATGGTACATCATATGTGCAAGAAAGATTTTTTCATTTTGATGAGGAAATATTGACACGTTGTCCAAACAATGTAAGTCTTCATGGGTTCTTTCAATCCTGGAGATACTTTGATAATGTTCAAGATGAAATCAGAAAGGATTTTACTTTTCATGATTCGCATTTGAATCCATGTAAAGAGATGATGGAAGAACTTGAAGGACAAGAACCTATTATGCTTCATGTCCGTAGAGGAGATCCTAATCTTACAGATCCTCGTGGATTTAAATGGTCCTATACTCAGTGTGGTTCAATGCATCCCGTGCAACCTATAGAGTATTATGAGAAGGCTCTGTCTAAGTTTGATAAGAACCAACCAGTTATTGTATTTTCTGATTCAATGGATTGGGTTAAAGAACAGGAGTTCTTTTCTGGAGATAGATTTTTGCTTTCTGAACCAGTAGATAAATATGAAGATGGATCCTTTACCCCTTATGCAGATCTATGCTTGATGTCTTTGTGTTCTCATGCTATTATTGCTAATAGTTCTATGAGTTGGTGGGGTGCATGGTTGATTTCTAATCCAAATAAGAAAGTAATCGCACCTAAGATGTGGTTTGGCCCTGACTACGCAGATAAGGATACTAAAGACCTTTATTGTCCCGATTGGATTTTACTATGAACAGAATAGAAGATTATTCAAAATTAAAATTGGAAATTGATCGATGGTTGAAAGATTATTATTACTTTCATGCCATCAATGCCTTTGTAGTAGGAGTATCAGGTGGAATTGATTCTGCCGTAGTGTCTACTCTTTGTGCTGAGACAGGATTACCCACATATGTGGTGTCTATGCCATTAATGTCAAGTATGGAAACAGATAAATTATCTGATGGACATACTAAATGGCTGGAAGAGAAATATGATAATGTAGAGAGGGTACGAGTAGAATTATCTGGTGCATATGATCATTTCCTTCATTGTATAGAATGGTGGAATGATGTAACAAGAAATAATAAAAAAGAATTTACTAATAATGATCTAGCAAATGCGAATACAAAGTCAAGGTTAAGAATGATTACTTTATATCAGATTGCTGGTGTAAAGGGTGGTATTGTAGTTGGAACAGGTAACAAGGTAGAGGATTATGGAATCGGTTTTTATACTAAGTATGGTGACGGCGCTGTGGATATTGCTCCCATTGCTGACCTCTATAAGACGGAAGTCTGGGAACTCGGACGACACCTCGGAGTGAGTGAGGATATTATTGCTGCAAAACCAACAGATGGTTTGTGGGATGATAAGAGAACAGATGAGGATCAAATAGGTGCTTCTTATGCTGATCTAGAAGAAGCAATGGAGAATGGAACAGGCCCTGCAGTTAATATCCTTAAGGAATATAATGAAAAGAATAGACATAAAATGGAACCTATACCAACATTCAAACTAGGAGAAAAGACATGACAGAAAATGTAATGACATGGGTTGCATTAATTATTGCCTCATTTGTAATAACTTCAACTCAGTTTAAAATTATTGATTGGTTCACAAAAAAATAAAACTGGAGAAAATATGATGCCACTAGTTGATCTTGATGCTTTGGATAACTTTGTAGAAACCGATAAACCAAAGATTGGTATTATTGGAGCAGGAAGACTTGGAATTTGTTTTGCTTTGCTTTGTGATAAAGCAGGGTATGATGTAATGGTGTCTGATATTCGTGAAGATTATGTGAAAAATCTTCAGAATAAAAAGATTAGTACTAATGAACCAGGAGTAGAAGAATTACTACAGACATCTAATATTAAAGCAACTACTTCTAATGAAGAAGTTATAAAGTATGCTGATGTCATTTATACTCTTGTTGCTACTCCATCAACACCAGAAGGTGACTATGATGTAAGTGCAGTTGATAATGTGGTGGGTGATATATCAAAGGCAGGATGGGCCACATGTGGGCCAAATGGTTCTGGAATGACGGGTAAAGCATTTGTTGTTGGATGTACTACTAACCCAGGTGATTGTGATAGGTGGGCAAAGAAATTAGAGGATGATGGTGTAGATGTTTATTATAATCCAGAGTTCATAGCACAAGGATCTATCATTAAAGATCTTCAGAATGCTGATATGGTATTAGTTGGTGGGTATGGACATCATATTCCTCTCATAGAGAAGATTTATAATAATATTCAGATTATAGAACCATCTATTCATTTTATGAGTACGACTGCTGCTGAACTTGTTAAGTTGGCAGTTAATTGTTTTCTTACTACGAAGATTAGTTACGCCAATATGGTTGGTGAAGTAATGACTAGGGCTGGATTGGGAGATGAAATTAAGAATGTTTTGGATGCCATTGGTGGTGATAGTAGAGTTGGGAAAAAATATTTAAATTATGGATATGGTTTTGGTGGCCCATGTTTACCTAGAGATAATCGTGCATTTGCTGCATATGCAAAGAAGGTTGGATTGAATTATAATTTAGGAGAGACTACAGATAATTTTAATGAAGAGCATTCTAAATTCTTATGTGAATATTTCTGCCATAAAAACTTACAAGGACTTCCTTTTTACTTTGATTATGTGTCTTATAAGAAAGGAACTGATATACTAACTGAAAGTCAACAGTTACGTTTGTGTACTGATCTTTTGGATCTAGGATACACAGTTTATGTAAATGATATTTCTGCAATTGTTAACCAACTTGAATATGATTTCTCTATAAAATATAAGGATAGAGTAAAGTTTGAAGAACCCACAGAACAAGTGTATCGAATTGATCTATGACAGACCTTTTAGATAGAAATAAAGCAGCATTTAAGCTTGCTAATATTGGGCCCATTTATTGTATCAATCTCGATGGACAACCAGAGAGATGGGAACATATGGAAACTCAGTTTAAGCACTGGGAAATAAAAAATTATACTCGTGTCTCTGCATATGATGGTAGAGAAGATGATTTAAGTCATATCATTACAGGAAGATATCCTGATATGATGACACCTGGTGAGATTGGATGTACTACATCTCATCTTAAAGCAATGAGAATGTTCTTGGAGACTGATGAACCTTATGCAGTCATGATGGAAGATGATTGTAGTTTAGAATTGGTAAGGTGTTGGGGATTTACTTGGGCAGATTTTTATGCACACATTCCATATGATTGGGATGTTGTACAGATTTCTATTATTTGTACAGGAGATATACATGTTAAACTTCATAAGAGATTTATAAATGATTTTTCCACTGCATGTTATTTAATTACACGACATCATGCAGAAAAATTGGTTAAGTTTCATTGTAGAGGAGATAAGTATAAGTTGGATCAAGGAGCTAAACCACGTCCTGTAGCAGATGATCTGATTTATAATTCTGGTAATACCTATGCTATTCCTTTACTTTTATATCGTACAGAATTAGGATCTTCTATTCATCCGGAACATATTGATGCATTTCATAAAGGAAATTATGAGGCACAATCTACGTATTGGAATCAGAATGGAGCAAATATCGATATAAAAGAACAGATGGATTATGATCCTTACTTGGGACGGATAACCGAAAACACTCTAGCGCAAAGAATGCAAGAAGAGCAGGAACAACACCAGGGATAGTGTTGACAAATAATTTCGATGTATGTTACACTGTATGAACAACTGTCACATGTGACACTTGTATAAATAACTTTACATAACAAAGGCCCGAAAGAATCGTACCCTGCGTAGAATGTACACAGTCCCATGTCGAGGGACTTATCATCCGCAGGATTTTTTTATTCTTGCGAGACACTCTAAAGAAAAATGTTTAAACCTCTTATAGCAGCTGTTGCAGCTGCACCTCTATTCGCTGGCGCTGCTTTTGCAGGTCCTTACG